TTGTCTTGGCTATGCTAATCCAAGAAAAGCACTCGCAGATCATGTTGATGATGAGGATAAGGGAGTAACGAAATGTGACACCCTTGGAGGAGTACAGGAGTTGACAGTTATCAACGAATCAGGTCTGTATAGTTTGGTGTTTTCAAGTAAATTACCTAAAGCTAAAGAGTTTAAACGCTGGGTAACATCAGAAGTTCTTCCTTCAATTCGTAAACATGGAGTATATGCGATTGATGAAGTATTGGCCAATCCAGATATTCTTATTAATGCATTACAGGAATTGAAAAAGGAACGAGAAGAAAAGCTTGCTTTAAAGCATTTGTCATTAATTCAGAAACAGCAGATTTCAGAATTACAGCCAAAGGCAAGTTACTATGACTTAATTCTTCAGAACACAAACACAGTACCGATTACTCAGATTGCTAAAGATTACGGGATGAGTGGTAGAGGCTTCAATGCTTTACTTCATGATTTAGGAGTTCAGTACAAGTTTAGAAAGACATGGCTTTTATATCAGCAGTATGCAGATTGTGGTTATACCCAATCAAGAACACATCAAATTGATGAGAGCAGAAGTGTGATGCATACCTACTGGACACAAAAAGGAAGAATCTTCATTTATGAACTTTTGAAGGACGAAGGGATTCTACCACTTATTGAACAGGAGGATTAATAGAAATGAGTATTGATAAGTTTAATCATGAAGGTTACTTTGATCCGACTACATATGAGGCACTTACCAATATTCACCGTGAGGAAGTGGCAGCTGATAAAAAGGCTGCCTATCTTCCATTGGTATATGTTTGCAGTCCATATGCAGGTGATGTTGAAACCAATGTAATGAATGCAAAACGATATAGCAGATTTGCTATGGATCAAGGAACAATTCCTGTTACCCCTCATCTTTTATATCCACAGTTTATGGATGACGGTAATGAGACGGAAAGAGAGGTGGCTATGCATTTCAATTATGTATTACTCGGAAAATGTACCGAAGTTTGGGTATTTGGTGGTGTTGTAAGCCGAGGCATGGCTCGTGAAATCGGTGTTGCCAAGAAAAGAAGAATGAAAATCAGATGGTTTGACCATGCGATGAAGGAGGTAAATGAATATGCTTAATTTCACTATATACACAGCAGATTGTGTCGGTAATAGTGGGAACTGTCTGTATCCCAACAAGATGATTGTTACCGACAAGGAATCCTTTATCAAAGCAACCAAGATGGATCATGTAACTGCAAAGTACAAGGGAAACTACCGCAGTAAGGAGAATTTTGAATCCTCCGACTGTATTCCTCTTGACTGTGACAATGACCATTCAGATAACCCGAATGAATGGGTAACTCCTCTTGATATAGCACTTGAAATACCGGGTGTTGCTTTTTCTGTATCGTATAGCAGACACCACAACCTTCCAAAGGGAGATAAGTCTGCTAGACCAAGATTTCATATCTTCTTCCCTATTGAGATTGTATCGGATGAACAGGAGTATGCAGATATGAAACGAAAGATTGCAGACGCTTTTCCTTATTACGATACCAACGCATTAGACTCTGCAAGATTCCTTTATGGAAATGACTCTGATGAAGTGGAGTTCTATGAAGGAAATAAAACCATTCTTGATTATCTGGAAGAGGATGATTTTGCTGATTTCGATGCAAGCCTTGAGCAGGTGCCGGAAGGTCAGCGTAACAGTACCATGAGTCACATTGCTGGAAAGATTATCAAGAGATACGGAAATACAGAAGAGGCTTATCAGATTTTCCTTAAGAAGGCAGAACTCTGTAATCCGCCACTTTCAGAAAGGGAACTCAATATGATATGGAGAAGTGCGTCAAAGTTCGGCAACAAGGTGTCGAACCAGGAGGGATACATTCCGCCTGAACAGTACAATTCCGACTGCAGATTAAAACCGAAAGACTTCTCCGATGTGGGACAGGCTGCTGTTCTTGCAATGGAGTATAAGAATATTCTTCGCTATTCCCCATCTACTGATTACATGGTCTATAACGGCAGTTTCTGGGAAGAGTCAAAGCCTAAGTCTCAGGGTGTTTCCCAGGACTTGACGGAAAGACAGCTTGCAGAGTCTGAATCGGAAATGAAGAAAGCTATGGATGAACTTGTAAAGAATGGTGGTATGGAGATTCTTGTATCTGTGGGTCCGAAGAAGGCAGTGCAGATGTTCAACAAACAGCAGGCTCATGCCTATGAAATGTACGAAGATGCTTCTGTCTATAAGAAATATGCCATTAAACGAAGAGATACTAAGAATATTGCGGCAACCTTAAAAGAGGCTCGTCCGATGCTCGAAGTAGAACAGCGAAATCTTGATGCAGATGAGTTTATGTTAAATACACCGACTCTTACCTATGATTTAAGACAGGGCATCAAGTTTCAAATGGAACACAGACCAGAGCATTTCATTACCAAGCAGACAACCGTTGACCCATCAAATGATGGAGCAGATATATGGGCAGCTGCACTTGATACTTTCTTTTTAAAGGATGTCGACCTTATCGATTATGTTCAGAGAATGGTTGGTCTTTCTGCAATAGGTAAGGTGTATGTGGAGGCGCTCATTATCGCATATGGAGAAGGCCGCAATGGTAAGTCAACCTTCTGGAATGTTATTGCAAGAGTCCTTGGTACATATTCTGGAAACATCTCGGCAGATATGCTTACCGTTGGATGCAGAAGAAATGTTAAACCGGAACTCGCAGAGGCAAAGGGTAAAAGAATGCTTATTGCAGCAGAACTTGAAGAAGGCATGAGATTGAATACTGCCAATGTTAAACAGCTCTGTTCTACAGATGAAATCTACGCAGAAAAGAAATATAAAGATCCGTTCTCATATACTCCAACACATACACTTGTGCTTTATACCAATCATCTGCCAAAGGTCGGTGCGATTGATAAAGGTACCTGGAGGAGACTTATTGTTATTCCATTTGATGCCAAGATTGAAGGAAGTGCTGATATCAAGAACTATGCTGACTATCTTTATGAGAATGCAGGCGGATCAATCCTTACATGGGTTATCGAAGGTGCAAGAAAGGTGATCGCAGATAACTATAAGATTGAACCGCCCAAGAAAGTGCGTGATGCCATTGAGCATTATAAGGAGAGTAATGACTGGCTTTCCTACTTCTTAAGTGAACGTTGCGAACTTGACCCTGCTTATGTGGCAAAGTCGAGCGAGGTATATAACGAGTATCGAATCTTCTGTACCCAGGTGGGTGAGTATACAAGAAGTACAACTGATTTCTACACAGCATTGGAAACGGTCGGATTTGAAAGATACCGTGACCGTAAAGGCAGATACATTAAAGGCTTAAGACTCAAGACGGACTTTATGGAAGAAGAGTAATGACAGTAGGTGTGACAGTTAATGACGGCTATTTACTATCCTTTTCTATAGAGTAAAAAATTAAGTCTATATATAAAGTATAGGAAATGACAGTCTTACCCTGTCACACCATCAAATTTGACATTGATGGAGGTGGCACGAATGCGTGAAAAAGAAGTAGAGCAGAAACTTGTAAAGGCTGTAAAGCTTGCAGGAGGTTTCTGCCTTAAGTTTACATCTCCCGGATTTGATGGAGTACCAGACAGACTGGTTCTTCTTCCAAAAGGGAGAATGGCTTTTATAGAACTCAAGGCTCCTGACAAGAAACCAAGAGCCTTACAGAAAAGAAGAATGAAACAGTTATCAGCTTTAGGCTTTCCCTGCTATGTAGTTGATAACACTGATGTGATTGGGGGTGTCATTGATGAAATACAATCCTCATGATTATCAAAAATATGCAACAAACTTTGTGCTGGAACATCCTGTGGCGGCAGTCTTCCTTGATTGTGGTATGGGAAAGAGCGTGATTACCTTAACGGCAATTTATGAGCTACTATACAACAGCTTTGAAGTAAGAAAGGTTCTTGTGATTGCACCCCTTCGAGTAGCAAGAGATACATGGCCTGCAGAGATTGAAAAGTGGGATCACTTAAAGGGTCTTACCTATTCGGTTGTTATAGGTATAGAGTTGGAGCGAAAAGAGGCATTAAGAAAAAGTGCTGGTATCTATCTAATCAACAGAGAGAATGTGGACTGGCTTATCAATAAGAGTGGCTTTCCGTTCGATTTCGATATGGTAGTCATTGATGAATTATCGTCTTTCAAGTCGGCATCGGCTAAACGATTCAAAAGCCTTCTTAAAGTAAGACCGAAGGTAAAAAGAATCGTTGGTCTTACAGGAACTCCAAGCAGTAATGGTCTTATGGATTTATGGGCAGAATTCAGAATCCTTGACATGGGAGAAAGGCTCGGAAGATACATCACACATTATCGTATGAATTTCTTTGTGCCGGATAAACGAAATCAGCAGATGATATTTTCCTACAAACCAAGACCTGGTGTGGAAGATGCCATTTACAGACTGATATCGGATATTACGATTTCCATGAAGTCGGCAGATTTTCTTAAAATGCCTGAATGCATTATGAACGAAGTGGAAGTAAAGCTTTCAGAAAAGGAATGGTCTGTATATGACGAATTAAGGCGGGAAATGGTTGTGTCTTTGGAAGATGAAGAGATTGATGCTTCAAATGCAGCTGCTCTTTCCGGCAAACTTCTGCAGATGGCAAATGGTGCAATCTATAACGAGGGAAAAGAGGTCTTCCATATCCACAACCGTAAGCTTGATGCTCTTGAGGACTTGATTGAAGGTGCAAATGGCAAGCCTGTCCTTGTGGCTTACTGGTATAACCATGATCTGGAGCGAATCAAGGAAAGATTCAAGGTTCGTGAAATCAAGACTTCAAAGGATATCAGAGATTGGAATAATGGTGATATTCCTGTTGCTGTTATTCATCCGGCAAGTGCAGGACACGGTTTAAATCTTCAAAGGGGTGGTTCAACACTTATATGGTTTGGTCTTACATGGTCGCTTGAACTTTATCAGCAGACCAATGCAAGACTATATAGGCAGGGTCAGAATGACACAGTAGTCATCCATCACATTATTGCAAAGGATACCATTGATGAAGATGTGATGAAGGCACTAAGGCTCAAAGAGAAAACACAGACAAATCTTATCGATGCGGTTAAGGCAAGAATCGGAGGTGGTGCTTATGACGGCTAAGGAAAGCCTTAGAAAGATTGCGAGAATGGAATCCTACATTCAAAGCAAGAAGGAACGTCTGGCTGTTCTCAAGGAAATGAGCAGTGGCATTTCATCTCCAAAGTTTGATGATATGCCAAGGAACCCTAATAAAGGAAAGTCAAGACTTGAAGAAACAATTATCAGATATCTCGATCTTGAAAATGAGATAAAGGAAGATGAGAAAAAGCTGGAACATGAAAAGCTGTATCTCCTGGAGGCTATTGGTCGAATTGAAGAGCCGGAATATCAGACCATACTGATAAGCCGATATTTCAAACACCAGTCATGGGATGATATAGCAAACAGTCTGTTCTACACCAAACGATGGCTCTACTCCCTTCATGGTCGTGCCTTGGAGAGACTTGATGAGGAATTAGGCTAAAAGAGTTCACTCGAATTCACCTGAGTTCACCTGAGTTCACCTATAATTCACTGCCCAAGTGTGATATAGTTATAATAGCAAAAATAGATTAAGCACAAGCCTTTGTAGGAGCAATCCCACAGAGGCTTGTGTTATTGTTGAAGGAGGTGCAGATGTGCCAAGAAGACCAAAGAGTCCCTGCAGTTATCCCAGCTGTCCCAACCTAACGGACGGTAGATACTGCAAGGAACATGAAAAACAAATGAGCCAATCCTACGAGAAGTATGGCAGAGACAAGGCTGTACGCCGTAGGTACGGAAGAGCGTGGAAACGAATCCGTGACAGCTATGTTAAGGAACATCCTTTCTGTGAACTGTGTTTTGAGAAAGGAATCCTTGTGCCTGTAGATGAGGTTCATCACAAGTTGCCGCTGTCAGAGGGTGGAACGCATGAGAGGTCTAACCTCATTGCTTTATGTAAGTCATGTCATGCAAAGATTCATGCCGAGCGTGGTGATTATCATGGAAGTAAAAAACATCATGTGTATAAATATTAAGTGTGACAGGCTATGACGGGTATTTACATACCTTTTCTATAGAGGTTAAAAATTAATCTATATATATAAATATAGGAAATGACAGTCTTACCCTGTCACACATTAAAAAAAGCACGATTTGATGGGAAAAAAGACCCAGGGGCGGTCAAAATCTCTAAAATGAACGTCACCGTGGAACGGCGTGGGGTCTTGCGTGTAAAAAAGGCGAAATCAAAAGGGTAATAAAGGAGGAACATGAGACGTGCCTACGAAATCGAATAACATAGGCGGCCGTGGTGGTGCCAGACCTGGCGCTGGAAGAAAGAAATTGGCTGTCAAAGAAAAAGCCAATAACGGAAATCCCGGCGGACGAAGATTAGAGGTTCTAGATATTCCGGATGTGGAAGGTGTGGAGATGCCAAAGCCACATGACTTCCTGTCAGCAGAACAAAGAGATGGATCAGAACTGCAGGCATCCGAGATCTATGAGGAGACGTGGCAGTGGCTGAAGAAGATAGGGTGTGCATCGAAAGTATCACCGCAGCTGCTTGAAAGATATGCGATGTGTTCTGCTCGTTGGATTCAGTGTGAGGAGATGACCAATAAGCTAGGTT